TTAGAATGGTTTCATCGCGCCCATGACGCGGTAGACAAGGGCGATTTTTGTGATTGGTATTTCTTGTTCGTCGTATTCCTTGTTGGTGGGGATGAGGCGGTAATAGCCCTCCTTGTGACTGCGTCCGAGACGCTTGATGGTACGCATGCCGTTAGTGGTGATGAAGCCGTACACATCGCCGAACGGCAGAAAGGAAATATCCTCTACGCGCTGGAGGGCGATTATGTCTCCACTGCTGATTTCAGGCTCCATGGAGTGGCCCGAAGCGTTGCACCACATCGTGGCCTTTTCGTATCCCGGCATCCGTATCAGGTACTCCGGGTTTTCATTGCCCGTGGGATATATTTTGTCAAAGCCGAGTATGAAATCCTCATCGTAATACGGCACACCGTCGGTATAGCTTATTTCGGGTTGCGGCTCGTCGTCGTTGAGCATTTCGCCTTTGCCTGTCAACACCCAGTCCATGTTGAGCTGGGGGTAGGCGGTTGCGATATTATCAATTATTCTTCGGCGTGGGTCATTGCCCATTTTTGACACTGCTCCGTTGCTTAGGGAAGCCGTGTTTTCAAATTGACGCACACTGATGCCTTCAAATTTGATGAATGTTAATATTCGGTCTTTGATTGTCATGTGTTAGATTTATATCTATATTTGTGAAAATTCAAACTCCTATGAATCCGATACTAAAACGAATCGCCTATATGGGCATGAGCGAGAGAGATAAGGAGGTGTTCGACATCGTTATGGAGCGTTCCACCCCCGAAGCCCAACGCTCAAGAGAGCTTCTGACTTCATGCGCTTGGAGCCGGGTGGCTTTGGTCATTTCCATACTGTCGCTGCTAATATCGATACTACTATCGCTGCTGCGGAGATAAAGATGGAAATCCGTGCGGTGCATATGGCTTGCTTGACCCTCTTTATGTCAGCTTTCATGTAGTCCAGTCGCATACGTTGCTCTTCCTCTTCACGCTCTATGGTTGCGAGGGCATGCTGGTATTCCGTCTGTAATGCCGGTATATAGGGCGTGTTGACATAAAAACTCCCGTCTGAGTTGTCCGATATAATTACGCGTTTCCTTAATTCGTCAAATATCGTAGCCCAGTATTTGCCAAAGCCGTCCTGCATCTGAGACGGCGAAATGGTGCGATATGCCTCCAATTTAGCGAGGCATTCAAGCATCGACAGGGCGTATTCTTTAGTAACAGACATCGGCAGAATTGTTAATTAGACTTAAATCTAAATCATTTACTTGCTTTCTGTAGATTTAAATCTATATCTTTGCAAGTGGAATAACGAACGGATACAAGAAAGGCTGCCGGGCAATCCGCCGGCATCTATCATATCTTCAACCGCGAATATACGGCATAATTTCCATAAATCCAAGTTATCCACGCCAATCCGTGGCAGTTTTGGCGCGACGAAATAAAGAATTACCACATAGAGCCTGCACAGGCGTTGGGTGAACTGCCACATAACACCCGGCGACAGTGCAGACTCTATTTTTTTACCTGCGCGGACACTATGGAAAACCCGACCGCATCAACCGCTCAACCTAAACGCACCGCTATATGACACAGGCACAGATAAGAGAAATGGCCGACATGGTCGCGGCATCCACGTTGATTGCCACCAAGGAGGTACTGACCGCCGACGAGGCCGCCCGGTACATGGGTGTCAAAGTGAACTACCTGTACAAGCTCACGCACCGCGGAGAGATAGCGCACTACAAGCCCAACGGCAAGATGGTCTACTTCAAGCGCACGGAGATAGAGGCGTGGCTGACCTCCAACAGGGTGTCCACATCCGCCGAACTCTCCGACAAGGCTAACGCCTACTGCATGAGGAACAACCCCAAAATTTAAAAATAAGATCTATGGAACTATTAGTAACTATTTCGCTTTCAGACAAACTGTTTGAATTGCTTGAAAACAAGCTGCCGAATCTGGGGCGGCGTGTTGAAAAGGCCATCACGAAGGAGCTGGGTGCGCAGGTAAGACAGCAGTCCGGCATCGGCATAACTGTCGTAAACGACACGCCCGGAACCGAAAGCGAGAAGCCGAAACAGACGCGCAGTGCAAAAACAAAAGCCGATGCGGACTCTGCCGAGGCAGCCCCGGCAAAGACGGAGACCGCCGCCGAAAATGCAACCGCTGTGACACAGCCACAGGAACCGCGCAACCTGCCCGAAGAAATCCGCATGATAATGCACCGCACACGCCAGAGGTTTGAGGGCGAAGATTACAAGGAAAACACCGCCACCGAGGCGTACCAAAAACATCACAAGCCCCTCACAAACCATTTTAAGCAGATAGCATTGACGCTGGGGTCTGATAAGCCGTCGCTATTAGATACCGCCGAAAAGGTCGACGCTTTTGCAGCCGAATGCGACGCGCTCATACTTGATGAAAACGGATGTGTCGCACCCCCCCCAGCACCATTCTAAAAAGTAGATAAGTATGCCCGGACATCACGCATTATTATCACCGTCCGCCGCCCACAGGTGGATGAATTGCGCAGCCGCTCCGAGGTTGGAGGCAAACGCCCCCGATAAAGAAAGCAGCTACGCACAGGAGGGTACGCTGGCACACGCATACTGCGCGTTAAAGCTGAAATCGTTTATGGGGCTTCCGACCGACCATGAAGAAAAGGAGATAGCGGAACTTAACGCGACCTACCACACCGGCGAAATGGACGAATACACCGACACCTACAAAACCATAGTGCTGGAGAAGTTCAACACCGCGCGGACGGTGACCAAGGACGCGCAGCTGCTTATCGAGACCCGGTTGGACTTTTCGGAGTACGTGCCGGAAGCGTTCGGGACATCCGACGCCACAATCATCGCCGACGGCTGTATGGAAATCGTAGATTTTAAATACGGCAAAGGGGTAAAGGTGTCGGCGGTGGACAATCCCCAGATGAAAATCTACGCTTTAGGCGCGTATCTCGCTAACTGTTTCGAATACCGCATAGACCGTGTGCGCATGACTATAGTACAGCCGCGCATCGACAATCTGAGCGAAGCAGAGTTGACCGTTGCCGAGCTGCTGGAGTGGGCGGATAACGAACTGCGCCCCAAAGCCGTAGCGGCCTATGAAGGCAACGCTCCACAGAACCCCGGCGATTGGTGCCAATTCTGCAAAGTCAAATGCATGTGCAGGGCGTTAGCCGAAAGATGCGCATCTACCGCCAAAGAAAACCCCGACCCGAGGTTAATTGCACCTGATGAAATGGCGACCGCCATACTGCCGCACCTGTCCATGATTAAGGCGTGGTGCAGCAGCGTAGAGGAATACACATTGCAACAGGCTTTGGACGGTGTGGCCTATCCCGGCTTTAAGCTGGTGGAGGGGCGGAGCAACCGCAAAATCACCGATGCTTCCGCAGTCGCCGGGATACTAGCCAAAGAGGGGTACGACGAAAGCGAATACATGAAACCCGCCGCCCTGTGCGGAATTTCCGACCTTGAAAAGCTGGTAGGCAAAAAACGCCTTTCAGCACTATGCGCCGAGTACATCATTAAACCGCAGGGCAAACCGGCATTAGTAGCCGATGAGGACAAACGACCTGCGTATAATGCGGCTGCCAACGACTTTAACAACATCGATATTTCCAACCAATAAAAACAAACAAAGGTATGATTACACCAAAAGTAACTGACACCAAAGTAGTTTTCGGTCCATGCCGACTGAGCTACACTCATGTTTTCGCAAAGTATGCCCCTGATGGTGACGAAAGCAAGGGCAAGTACATGACTAATATACTTATCCCGAAAACCGAGACCGAGACAATCAAAGCCATCAAGGATGCTATCGAGGCCGCCAAGAAAGCCGGCATAGTATCAAAATGGGGAGGCAAAGAACCCAAAAAACTTGATTTGCCGTTGCGTGACGGTGACGAAAAGGACGATGAGGTATATGCAGGGTGCTACTACGTCAACGCAAAATGCAATACGCGCCCCGGCATCGTAGACCGCAACAGAGTCGCCATCGTGGACGAGGAAGAAATGTACAGCGGCGTTTGGGCTATCGCTTCCGTGACTTTCTACGCCTACGACACCAACGGTAACCGTGGCGTAGCCTGTGGTCTCAACAACCTCATGAAGTTTAAAGACGATGAGAAGTTGGGCGGCCGGGCATCCGCTGAAAACGACTTTGCCGACATCGACAGCGAGGACGACGAAGATTTATGACACCAACCCGATACCCTGCGGTGCTGTTTTGCCGCAGGGTATATAAACCGATAAGACGATGATTTATGACTCCCCCCCCCCACTACCGATAAAACTTACAGTGCAGAAGCCTTTGAAGTAGAAAAGAACGCTAAAAACAAGGCATACGCTTTTATAATCGCCGCCGGCCTACAGGATAAGTATATCGAGTTTTGCCAAGAATTTAACGGCATAGACGATTGGCATGCGGCCGCAGCGGCATTATTAGGACAAAATACCCCAAGATAAAATAATGAAAGAGTTAGGCATAGACATCGAGACCTACAGCAGTGTAGATTTGGCAAGCAGCGGCGTTTACAGGTATGTCGAGGCCCCGGACTTCACCATATTGCTGTTTGCGTACAGCATCGACAACGGGCCTGTAGCTTGTGTGGACTTCGCACAGGGCGAAACATTGCCCGATGAGGTGTTGGCAGCAGTGACAGACCCGGGCGTAATCAAGACCGCGTTTAACGCAGCTTTTGAGCGAATCTGCATCAGCAGGTATTTAGGCTATGCCAAACCGCTTGACCCGGCGCAGTGGCGGTGCACGATGGTGCGGGCCGCCCGCATGGGTCTGCCTCTGTCATTAGGACAGTGCGCCGAAGTGCTTAAACTCGCTGAAGGCAAAATGGCCGAGGGCAAAACGCTTATCCGCTTTTTCTCCGTGCCGGGCAAGAACGGTGTGCGCCATCTGCCGGACAACGCGCCGGACAAATGGGAAACGTTCAAAAAATACTGCATCCGTGACGTAGAAGTGGAGCAAGCCATATTGGCAAAAGTGCGCCGGCTGGAACCTGCCTCCTTTGATGAGGAACTTTATATAGCCGACCAAGAGATAAACGACCGTGGCGTATTAATCGACCGTAGGTTGGTTGACGCGGCCGCACGTTTTGACGAGGAATATAATGCCGAATTACTGAAAGAGGCGCAGCAGCTCACAGGGCTGGAAAACCCCAACAGCCCGGCACAGATTAAAGCCTATCTACAGCGAGAAACAGGCATGAGTGTCACCTCACTCAACAAAAAGAACCTTGATGAAATCGAGGCATCTCTGAAATACTGGCCGAAAGCCCAGCGCGTGTTGGCTCTGCGCCGCGAAATGGGTAAGACATCCAACAAGAAGTATAAAGCCATGCAAGCATGCGTTTGCTCTGACGGGCGCATACACGGACTGCTGCAGTTTTACGGTGCCGCGCGTACAGGGCGTTGGGCTGGTAGGCTCGTACAAGTGCAGAATCTTCCTCAGAACCATTTGCCCGATTTGGACTATGCGCGTAGTCTGGTGAAAGCCGGGGATTTGGAAGAATTTGAACAGAACTACGCCAACGTTACCCAGGTGCTGAGCGAACTGATACGCACGGCGTTTGTAGCCCTGCCGGGGCGCACATTCCATGTGTGCGACTTTTCCGCCATTGAAGCGCGTGTAATCGCGTGGCTGGCAGGAGAAAACTGGGTGCTTGATGTTTTCCGCAAAGGCGGCGACATCTATTGCGCTACCGCGTCACAGATGTTTGGTATGCCGGTGGAAAAACACGGACGCAATGCCGGGTTGCGGCAGAAAGGTAAAATAGCCGTGCTGGCACTGGGTTACGGCGGAGGCGAGGCAGCCCTTGAAGCTATGGGCGGCTCCAAGCTGGGTCTTACCGAGCTTGAAGAAAAGGAGATAGTACGGCTGTGGCGCAATTCCAACCCGCGCATAGTCAGGCTGTGGGACATCATCGAGAAAGCGGCCTTAACCGCTATCAAGACAGGCAAAACCGTAACCATCCACCGAGGTATCGGTGTCGGCTTCCGCTGGGGCATGCTGCTTATCACCCTGCCGTCGGGGCGGACTATGTGTTACCCCCGTGCTACTATCGGCATGGAATATGACGACGGCTGGCGTGGAGACCACGAGATTATAGAGTATGAGGGCTTGAACCAGACTACCAAGAAGTGGGAGAAGATACGTACCTACGGCGGTAAACTTACCGAGAACGTAGTGCAAGCCATCGCACGTGACATACTGGGCATGGTCATACTCCGCGCACGGCGTGAAAACCTGCCTGTAGTTTTCCATATCCATGATGAGATAGTCGCGGAGGCACCGCTACATAGACCGCTGTCGGATGTCGAGGCACTATTCAGCGAGCCTATAGACTGGTGCAGCGATTTGCCCCTGAAAGGCTCAGGCTACACAACACCCTACTACCTAAAAGACTAATAACTAAATAACAAGATACTCTACGCATCTGATAACATCAAATTTGAAAACTATGAAAACAATAAAGCATCTGCGCGCCAAATCGCGCGTCAAGGAAGAAGTAAACCCCAACGCCGCCACCGACCCCGATTGCACAATGCTGTACACAGTAAGAGTGCAGGTAAAATTATTCGGCAAATGGGTGACTATATGGGCTGAAACATGCGACTACAGCGACGGAGACACACGCACCTATATAAAGAACTGCGCTATAGAAGTCCACGAAGCATTAACCGATAATGTGTAAAGACCATGCACGAACCGCTGAAAACCCTAACGCCCGTTCATGCCTTTCGGACATCCGACCACCGTAATCCGGAAGCCGAGACCTGTCAAAGCTGCCTTTTCTACCGCACCGACGGCGACGATATAGGCACGTGTACCATATCGGACAATATTGTAGAACCGCAGCAAGACGCTTGTAACAACCATCAGGACAACACCAATCAAAACGACTAACTCACACCTTTTTAACATGGAAAAGAAACTGCAAGACCGTGCGTGGGCATCGCTGCCCGACGACTTCAAGAAAGAAGTGAGAGAGACCGCCAAAGCATATATAGCAATCAGTAATCGCGGTGGTATGTCACAATTTGAGTATGGGGCATTATGCCGACTAAATAGTCTTTTCGGCCGCCACAACCTCACCGCTTCCGAATGTGGGAATTTAGGGGAAGATTCGGAAAATTCCCATAAATCCGAAGATAAGGACTTGAACCTCTGCGAGTTGCTGCAAGGCTGCGAGGGCGTGGAGTTCTATTCGCCCTACCTTGGAAAATGTGTGCTTGAAGATTTGGATTGGGGAGATGATGACCACTGCATTAAACTCAAAAACCGCGAAAATGGTCAGTGGGTAGCCATTCCATCTTGCGGCCACGAAGAAGGTGGCGAGCTTATGCTCTACCCATCAAAGGATGTCAGGACATGGGATGGGTGGGAAAAGCCTAAAATCGCATTAAAAGTGGGTGATAAAGTCAAAATAGATAACATTCTATCGGCATTTGACGGCATGGTAGGAACTATCGTTGATTTTGAATTAGAGGATAGAGTTGCCGTGAAAATCCAAGAAGATGTAATCCTGTTCGCAGAAGAAAGTGTTAACCCCTATTTTGAAAGTAAATGACAAAAGACAGACTGACCATAGAGCAATCCGCCCGGCTGATAGAGCTGGGGGTGGATGCAAGAAAGGCACATGAGAGTGATATTTACGGACGCAAGTCCATCTTCACCCTCGCCGACCTCCTCTCGCTCCTGCCGAAAGAGATAGAGGATGAAAATAACATTCCCTATCACCTCAACATCGACTATCCATACCTTATAGGAGGTGTGTCCGCAAGGTATCTTGATGAAGATGGCGATTCTCTTACAGGTGTGTTATGTCCCGAACTCATCGACGCTCTCTACGAGCTGTTGATTTACATTTTACAGAATTTTTCCGACATGATAAAGAATGTTTGAGCTATGTACATCTACATTTGGATTGAGGGCGAGAAGAACCTCGATGACTTCTGCCTTAAACGCTTCGGAGATATACCGAGGTTTATAGAGCATCACGGAGCGGTGGCTGGCAACGGAGTGTCCGCAAGGGTGATAAAGACAGATAAAGACATTGGCGGCGGCGATTACCGACAGTTCTTTTTCCTCTACATGGAGCATGAAAAAGGGCAACACTCCTACTACGAACTTGAACAGATAATGAGACAACCGTATGAAGAAATCAGACTTGATAGAACTGCTATCCTCCGCAGATGAGGAGGACGTGGCAATCAAAGTGGACGGCGTGATTTATGATGAAATTGAGGTGGACCACGAACCCGAAGCCTTTGACGGATTCTTCACGTCTTATCCTGCGACCGTCACGCTGTCCCCGAAGTTTAACCCCGAAAATGATTGAGAGATGACACAAGAAGTTAAAACGCCCGATTTGAAAGACAAGATATGCCTCGTTGACGCAAGGTGGAGTATGTTCCACGGTAAAGAGGTAAAGGTTATTTCGTCTGCCTATATGGTGATAGACGGACAGCCTCAATGGAACTGTATCTGCGCTGACGGAAGTGGAGGCGGCATACTTCCGCAAAACATCTTAATACCGATTGAATTATGAACGAAGAAGCAATAGAGAAGCTGGCGAGGGAGATTGCCGAAAAGGACACAAGGTGCGAGATTCCCGAAGTCCACGAAGCCGCAGTCAATATGAACACAGAATTGATTAAGCGGATATTGTGTAAGGTTCTCCGCACCCACTGCATCGTCAGCAAGAGTGAGGTGATGGAAGCGTATAAATATGCGACAACACCAACAAACGAGTTTACGCCATCAAGAATGAGAAAGATGGTGCGCTTCACTCTTGAAGACTTGTTCGGCTCAGACCTATTCAAAGACAACAGCAATGGAAGCGAGTGAGTGCAAATGCTGCGTGTGCGGCAGACAGGCGGTGGCGTTCTGGCCGTGCATCGACCCCGACATCCCGGCACATCCATATTGCCGGAAATGCCTCGACGAGGCGAAAACCAGAGTGCTTATGGAATCTTTCGGCTACAGCAGAGCCGCAGCGGAATTTCACGTAAGGACAGCCAACATAATAAAAAACAAACCTAAATGATATGGCAGACGTGAAGATAAGATTTACAGTACCGGGCGACATGATACCGGCAATCCATGCCGCAATGGAGGCGGACGACACACCGCCATGCGAACTGCACATTAAGAAAACAAGCGCACCCCGTGTGTTACAGGATATTGTGACCGACGGCAGACCCGGTGCTGGGGTGCGCGACATCGAGATTACCACCGACGAGGCCGATGCCGGATATTTCCGTAACATGATGCTGGGAGGGCATGACAAATGATTAAACTGAAATACGATTTTGATTTAGACATAGCCACGGCGCACAGCCGTTTTGCCAAGACGTGGAAAAACCGCACGTGGAAGTGGAGCGAGATACTTGCCAAATGCGCGGATGTCAAATGCACCGGCGAAACGATGCGCGAATACCTGCGGATGACCAAAGAGGAACAAAGCGGCATCAAGGATGTCGGCGGTTTCGTGGGCGGCTATCTGAGCAACGGTACACGCAAAACCGCTAATGTGCTTTACCGTACCATAGTCACGCTGGATATAGACTACGGCACGGCTGACGTGTGGGACGATTTCACGCTCAATTTCGACTGCGCGGCGGCTCTATACAGTACCCACAAGCATACAAAGGAAAAACCGCGTCTGCGTCTGCTGATTCCGGCCAACAGGCAAATGACACCTGCCGAATACGAGCCGGTCTGCCGGTACTGGACTTCGCGCATAGGCATAGAGCTTTTTGACCATACGACCTACCAGCTGCCGAGGTTATTTTACTGGGCCAGCAGAAGCAAAGACGGCGAATTTGTCTTTGAATACCAGGACGGTCCCGCGTTTGACGTGGACGCGGTGTTGGCGACATACCGCAACCCCCAGGACGTAAGCGAGTGGCCGATGTCGAGCCGGGAGGGCGACGTGTTGGCGCATGAGATACGCAAGGCCGGCGACCCTCTGGAGAAGCCCGGACTTATCGGGGCATTCTGCCGCGCCTACACCATAGAGGAAGCCATAGATAAATTTTTGCCGGACGTGTACGAAAAGACCGCGCACGATGGGCGATACACCTACCGCGCCGGGAGCGTGGCCGGAGGCTGCATCACCTATGAAAACAAGTTTGCGTTTTCGCACCACGACACCGACCCTGCAAGTAGGCAGCTGTGCAACGCCTTTGATTTGGTGCGCATCCATAAATTCGGCATCGAGGACGAGGGTACGAAAGTGGCCGACATAACCCGGAGGCCGTCGTACCTGAAGATGCAGGACTTCGCAGCCGCCGACAAGGCGGTGCGCGTGTTGCTGACTAAAGAACGGTTAGCCGACGCAGATAGCGACTTTGCCGGCATCAACGCGCCCGAAGCCGCAGCCAATGAGATTACCACCGACTGGATGGAGGGCCTGGACTATGACAGGAAAGGCAACATCAAGGCCACGCCTAAAACCCTCAGATTGATAATGGCTAACGACCTTAATTTTAAAATGGTGAAATACGACCTTTTCAGCCAATCGGACGTAATCACCGGCGGTGCTGAGTTTCAAGGTACACATGGACCCTGTGACGTTGACGATACTTCATTGTCGCGCATGGCCGCCTACCTGTCCGAAATGTACGGCATAGAGATGTCCATAAACACGATGACAGACAAGTTACTCAGATATACCGCCACAAACAGAGCTTTTCATGCTGTAAGGGATTTCATCACGCGCGAGAAGTGGGACGGGGTGCCGCGAGTGGATACGCTGCTTGTCGACTATCTGGGAGCGGCAGATACGCCGCTTAACCGCGCAATAACGCGAAAATGGCTTGCCGGAGCTGTAGGCCGTGCGCTTGATACGGACACGGAGACCGGCGAGGGCATCAAGTTCGATTACTGCCTTGTCTTATACGGAAAGCAAGGCACGGGCAAAAGCACCTTTGCCGAAATCCTTGCCGGCAAATGGCGCGGCTCTATCTCTCTGACGGACAAAAAGAAAGAACAATGCGAGGCTCTACAGCGGTCATGGATTGTAGAAATCCCCGAGCTGAAAGGTATGAGGAGCGCGGATATGGACGCTATCAAGGATTTTATAACCCGGCGTTCGGACGATTTCAGGGAAGCGTACGCGAGGAAATGGAACAAGAACCCGCGCCATTGCGTATTGATAGGCTCTACGAATAACGAACATTTCCTGAAAGACACTACAGAGAACCGCCGTTTTTGGGTGGTCAAAGTGACAGGAGGTGAGGGCGTAGCCAAATGGGGCGCACGTCTCAGGCGCGAAGTCGGACAAATATGGGCGGAAGCGTACGCCATCTATAAAGGGGGTGAGCCGCTGATGCTTGACGATGATATGGAGAAGCAGATGAGGAACTACGTAGAGAACTTTAACGAGGTCATGGGCGACCCGTTTCGCGACTATCTGGCCTCATGGCTGGCTATACCCCTGCCGTCCGACTGGGAAACATACGAGCCGTCAAGACGGGCCGCATATTACCGCAATTACGACCCAATATCCCCGGAGGGTGCTACGGAACGTACACGTGTGGCGATACATGAAATCGTTACTACCTGCCCCTATCCCGGCATCTCCAAATACGGTCCGCAGCGCATAGGCGCGGTGCTGAAATCGCTGGGCTGGGAGAAGCTTCCGGGACAAGTCCGATTGCGTGGCTATAAAGGCGGTAGCGATGGTAAAAACATCAAAGCCACTTTTTACCAAAAGTTACAATCTGTAACTGACGGGGCGGATACAGACGTTATATAGCCACCTTTTTAGTCATCTTTTTAGCTACGGATAAAATATTGATTATCAGATTATTTAACATAAGGTGGTTAAGGTGGTTACTAAAATCCTGTATAAACCTAAAATATAAATATATGAAGAATAAAGTAATAAATCATAAGCGCATAACGCATAATACACGTATATATGGAATATATAGGATTTCAGTAGACACTGTAGCCACCCAAGTTTTTAACTATTAAAATGGATTATGACAAAGAACGACCTTATTCAGGCATTGGCGGAATATCCAGATAATGCAGAGATACGGATAAAGATAATTACCAACCATCGCTGTCTATATCGTAATGCCGCATACATTCACGGCGACGAAACTGCGATTTGGATTGATGTGTACAAGAATCTACGAGACGATACACAAATGAAAGCCGATTATGAAACGGCAAAACTGATACGAAAACTGGAAAAACAGAAATGAAGAAGCTTGCCAACATAACCGACCACGCCGAAGTATCGGAAAAGTCGATAGAAAGATATTTAGTTGAAAAGGCAAAAGAAAACGGCATGCTCTGCCTCAAATACTCAAACCCCAACATGGTGGGCTATCCCGACCGCCTGCTGGTGCTTCCGGGTGCTAAAGTGATTTGGGTGGAGCTGAAAAGCAAAGGCAAGAAGCCGGCAAAGATACAGGCGCAACGCCACAAGGAATTAGCCGAATTAGGGCATCGCGTCTTAGTGATAGACAACAAAAACGACATCGACATACTGATAGAATCTTTGATATGATTTACAAGCCTTACGAATACCAGCGTACAGCGATGCAGTGGATTTTGGATAATCCGCATTGCGGTCTGTTTCTCGACATGGGGTTAGGTAAAACAGTCAGCACCCTAACGGCATTGCAGGAACTTATAGACGAGTGCGAGATTAGCCGGACATTGGTTGTGGCTCCCAAGAAAGTGGCTGAAACCACATGGACCACGGAGGCCGCCAAATGGAACCACCTGCAGGGCATGACAGTCGCAAAGGTCATGGGGACAGAGAAGCAGCGCAAAACCGCGCTGTCGCAGAAAGCCGACATCTACGTTATCGGGCGTGACAACTTCGTATGGCTCGTGGGGCTTTACGGCGGTCAGCTTCCGTTTGACGTGCTGGTAATCGACGAACTGACCAGCTTTAAAAACTCAAAGTCGCAGAGGTTTAAGGCTATGAGAGTGGCAAGGCCGAGCGTTAAGCGCGTTATCGGTCTGACCGGCACACCTGCGCCCAACGGCCTGATAGACCTTTGGGGACAGATGTACTGTATCGACATGGGCGAAAGGTTAGGTAAGAGTGTGACGAGATACCGCGAAACCTACTTTGAGACGCACAGATGGAACAACATAGTGGTGCGTTGCGACATCAAGGCCGGATGCGAGGAGGTGATTAAGAACCGCATCGCCGATATATGCCTGTCCATGCAAGCTAAGGATTATTTGCAGCTGCCGGATTTGTTGGTACACACCGTAAGCGTGGAAATGTCGCCGGCTGTCATGGATGCCTATAACCGCTTTGAGCGCGAGAAAGTGTTGGAGTTCAAACATGCGCATGAGGGCGAGCCGTCAAACATATTGGCGAACTCCGCCGCCGGACTGATGAACAAGCTGATGCAGTTTTCCAACGGTGCTGTGTATGACGAAGAAAGGAACGTACACGAAATCCACAGCGAGAAGATAGACAAGTTGGCCGAGATAGTGGAAGCCGCCAACGGCAGCAACGTACTTGTATTCTACCAGTTCAAACACGACATAGACCGCATCCGCAAGAAACTGAAAGGCTACAGGGTGGCGGTTTACGAAAACGAAAAGCAGCTTATTGACTGGAACGCCGGCAACATTGATGTATTGTTGGCACACCCCGCAGCTACCGCCTACGGTCTGAACATGCAGCAGGGCGGCCATTACATCGTATGGTTCGGCACAGGGTGGGACTTGGAATTGTTCCAACAGGCTAACGCCCGACTGCACAGGCAGGGTCAAAAACACCCTGTGACGGTCTATAAGCTGATAGGTGCGCACACTGTCGACGAACGGGCGAGCGCGTCACTTGAAAACAAGAAGCAGAAGCAGCAGAGTTTGTTGGACAGCCTCAACTACTTAATCGCAAAACATAGCAATGGCAAAGGATAAGGACTATAACAGACTGATACACACGCAGCGTTGGTTGCGTCTGCGACGCGACACGCTGACCGCGCATCCGCTATGCGAGATGTGCGAACAGGAGGGAGTGGTAAGGGCTGCCACGGAGGTACACCACCATACGCCTGTGGAGTACGGTGTCACCTTTGCCGACAAGTACCGCCTCATGTACGACCCCCACAACCTACGCGCCTTGTGCCACAGCTGCCATGTCAAGGTACATACCGAGATGGGACGGAGCGGAAAGGCGGCGGTCAAGCGGCGCAACGCCGAGCAGGTCAAGGCTACGATTGTTAAATTTTTTAACGATAGCTGACGGGGGGGACTTTTTTAAAGGGGGTGGGCATACGCTAAATCTCGGCCGCACCTTTGTCTCTGCATGGGCTGATTTTTCAATTTAAGCAAATTTAATAATTTTAACAATTTATGGCTAAAAAAGTCGACGAATATAGAAAAGACATCGAAAGGGCTTTGAAAGCAGCCGGAAAATACAGTAAGAGCCTTGGCGCACAAATCCTCTCGCTGGCTGGTGCGCTCCGTACACTCGATTTGGCTAACGACGAAATAGACGGACTGGAAAGTACGACCATCTCCGTAACGTCACGATACGGTAATGAAACACTCGCACCTCATCCGGCTTTTAAAATCCAAAAAGACGCTCAGGACAGCGTGACCCGGCAGATGAAAGCGTTAGGGCTGACCGCTGAGGAGCTGACCGGCACTGATGACGACGACCCGTTGATAGAGCTGACCAAAAAGGTAAAGAACGCCGGGCGCAAAAAACCGATAATCATCAAGCCCACAACAGAGCCGAAACAATGACGGAGGAAGAAAAAGACCTGCTAAAAAAAGCCAAATCGGATGTCATAGCGTGGCTCGCTTCCGCCCCGATAGCCGATTACAGGTTGGGCGAAGTAGATGGACGGCTGGAGGAGTACGTTACGGAGGTGGCGGCACACCCTGACGCTCACAACCTTTTCGAGCAGCTGGCGGTAAGGCGGTTTTTCCACCTGACCGACAAATACGGCATAAACGTCACGGAGGTAAAGCGGTTTTTCACCCTCTACGAAAACCTGCACTTTCCCGGCAAACACGGGCTGCAAAAGTACGCGCTTACCCCTGTGCAGACGTTCCAGTTTGCAAGCATCTACGGCTTTTGGCACGACGGCAAGCGTGTAGTGCGCGAGGCTCTGATGTATGTGCCGCGCAAATTCAGCAAGACCACGGCAAGTGCATCGTTTGCCGTGGACGATTTGTTGTACGGCGATGCCAACGCGGAGAGCTACACAGGTGCCAACAGCAACGACCAGGCCAAAAAGTGCTTTGACGTTATCCGTGGGTGTGTCCGCAAATTAGACCCCAAGGAACGCCGCTATACCGTCAATGAGCAGACCATCAAGAGCAAGCGCAAAGACCGTTCGGCATTCGCCCAGTGCCTTACAGCCAACGCCCGGACTAAGGACGGTCTGAATGCAAGCACGGTCATCATGGACGAATTTAGCCAAGCGAGGGATAACAGCCTGTTGACTGTCCTAACCACGTCTATGGGTGTTCGCGATAACCCATTGACCGTGATAATCACCACCGCAAGCGATGTGTTTGACGGACCGTTTTACGAGATGCTGCAAGGTTACAAATCCTTGCTGCTGGGAGAGTTTGAGGATGACAGCATTTTTGCCCATATCTTCGAGCCTGATTTGGACGACCCGGAGGACGCGGAGGCTACGTGGTATAAAGTCCAACCGCACATGGGCGTTACTGTCGGCATCGACTTTTACCGACAGGAATATAAAAAAGCTGTCCGTAACGGCGCGGATGCCATGTTGGCTTTCCGCACGAAGCTGCTCAACGTCTATACTGAAAACCAGTCTAAGAGCTGGATCAGCAGCACGCTTGCCCGGAGCATAGCCCGACCCATGCCGATAGAAGCAATCAAGGGGCGACCCGATGCCATGCTGGCTATAGACCTGTCGGAGAGCGACGACTTCAGCGCGTTATCCCTGGGCATTTACGATGAGGGGCGTAAGAGTTTTTACTTCCATACAGATTACTTTTTCCCGTCGGGTGCGCTATCCGGCCATCCTAACGAAAGGCTTTACAGGGCGTGGGCTGAAAAGGGCTATCTGGTTTTGACCGATGGGGATGTCATAGACTACCGCGCCATCGTCGATAGGGTGCTGTACCTCAACGACCGAGTGCGTATTCTGGGTATCGGGTACGACCCGTGGAAAAGTCAGGAGGTAATCAACATGCTGGCTGCTTCCGGCGCACAAAATGTGCTGAAAGGGGTTAAGCAGACCTACGGCAATTTCACCGCCCCTGTCGAGAGTTTCGAGCATGGGGTGAAAACAGGCCACGTGTTTATCAACGACAACCCCATCAATTTCTACTGTTTCGGTAATGCCGTGCTGGATTATGACAAGCTGGAGAACTGCAAGCCAATCAAGCGTAAGCAGACGCAGAAGATAGACGGTGTTATCACCAAACTCATGTGCATGCGCATGTTTATGGACTACGAACGTTAAAAACACTCCCCCGAATCATCATAATCATCATAATCATCATAAATCACAAAAAAAATCGTATCTTTGCGCCATGCTCACACTACAAAGATGGTATTTAACCGTTTTTCATGAGGATTTTCAAGCGGCTGCGGTGTTACTAAGGTAGGAAAGTAAATTTTTGGCAATATCTCACTTAGAATATTCTGATATGGATTTTTCAGCAGCTTTAGAACGCATTTTAGGAGACTATGTCGCAGCCGTTGCCGTGCTGTTAGTCGGTTTTGGCTGGCTCATATGGACTTTAGCCACCAAGATAAAGGGGATGCGCAACGAAGTGGACAAGATAAAGGACCTGCCATGCGACAACCATTCTTCAAAGCTTGAAAAGCTCTCGGTCATTGAAACCAAGATAGATGATTTTCCGTGCCATGCCCACACAGTGAAAATAGACAGGCACCATGACCAGTTGGCCGTTACCAACGAGCTGTTAAGGAGTCTTGAGGGTAAGATGGACATGCTTGTCAGGCTTATTCCGCAGGGTTCGGGGGCGAGCAAGAGCATATTGAGCGATGATGTACCACCGTTGGCGCAAAAAAACAGCCCCAAGGCGTTGAACGACAACGGGCGGCTCGTCTCCAGTGCATTTGGATGCGATGATTTTTTGACCGCAAACAGCGAGTGGCTGCTTGACGGTGTTGCAAAGTTTGACCCAAAGACAGCCCTTGACGTTGAGATGTACAGTCTCGCCGCGCTCAAGGTAGCATCTACCGACGACAGGTTCAACGAACTCAAGAATAAGATTTACAACAGCCCTGCAATCAGTCTTAAGCTACCTAACGGCCAGTCAAAGGATGTCGAGATAGGTCTTGACGACGTGCTGTTTGTCCTCTCCCTCCCTCTGAGAGACCTCTATCTCAGCAGACACCCCGAAATAATGTAACGGCTTTTGGCGGATGAAAACATAGGCAGGGGCGCGATATGCGTCCCTGCTTTTCTTTGTGCGGCGAGGAGCGGTACGGCATCAGTCGTCCGTCTCCATCGCGGCGGCATCTATCTCGTCGGCGTGTGCCTCAAGCCTGCGGGCTATGTCGCGGAACGCCTCCGCCAGCTGGCGGTATTCGGTCTCCGAAAATTCGGCTTTGCGGTTGTGCGACACGCAGCCGTTGATTTTCTGTGACAACCACGCTTGCGATTTATTGAAATACTGGGCTGCAAGCTGTGTCTTGTTTAGCAGCCCCTCAAGCTCTATGAAAGTGTTGGCGACAGCACCTGTTTTTGTCGCGATTAGAGCCTCCCTGTTGCGTTCGCTCTGTTTGAGGTCGTAAAATTTTCTCTTTCCTAAATACATATCAAGAATATTTATTAATTTAGCCCCCGGTTTCCCGGGGGCAGGGTTTTTAACTGTTTCTTAACTCGTTTAATAGCCCCCTTATCTGGGCGACTATTGAGTGGTTAGCATCGTTTTCAATCATGTCAAGAAGTCTGAAAATCGTGTTAATCACTCCTTCTTTTCTGCTCATTTCATGGGACACCTCCTTTCTTTTTAGGTTTGTTTCTGTATTACAAATGTACGAATAAAATCATTATCCGCAAAATATATACGACATTATTTTGTTAAAATTCTGTTAAATATCTCACAGGGCGCAAATTTGCGCCCTGTTTCAGAATCAGAGAGTTAACCACTTGAAGGAGAAATAAAACATCCCCCGTCATACCGCATGGTCTGACGGGGGATGCTGCCTGCTGTCCTCAGAGCCGGCGGTGTAATAAAAAACGAGATTGCGAGGACTTATATCTTCAGGGCCGCCTCCTTGATGCGCTCCGATACGTCAAGCAGAGCCTTACGCAGCTTGTCCTTATCTTCCTGTGAGAACTCGGCAGGATTGCCGTTGACCTTTGAGCCGTTAAGACGCTGGTAAATCCATTGTGGAGTCCTATCAAAATATTGCTCGGCGATGTCCGACCAATCAAGCAGCATGCATATGCTGCCAAGGGTTTCTTTCATTGTTGCCATGCTGTATTGTTTTTTTTTGTAACCCTGCCCGAATCGGGCAGGGTCTTTTGTTAGTGTTTGATGGTCATCAGCTCTGCAAGCAGTGTTTTAATCAACCATCTCATGTTTTGCTTGCCATTGGGATAGGCTCTTTTGTAATTGCGGATTGCTTGAAGCAATTCCCATTCCGCTTCTGTGATTTCTTTTTGCATAATCTCGTTTTTGATTACAATACAAAGATAATAACATTTTTGTAATTATACAAGTATTTCATGAAAATTTTTCAAATAATTTTGTGGTTTTAAAATTTTGCCGTAATATTGTAGTGCCAAATGTAACGACAATCTCATTGTCCCGTTAAGCCTCGGTTAAGGCTCGACATTTAATCGGGCATTTTTTATGCCTAAATAGATAACCCCCATACGGTTGTCGCACCCATTACAAATACGGCTCTTTCGGGAGTGAGATACTTGTTACGTTTGGCGACGGGGTGCGACAACCGTTTTTAATATGTCGTTTAATGCCAAACGTAACAAGTATGAACAACCAAGTTCAGAAACAAGCAACCGAGGTGCAAGCCCTCGTAAAGAAAGAGCGGATGACCTCGGTAGAGATCGCCGAAATCACGGGTAAGCAACACAAAAATGTAATGCAGGCTATCCGCGCAATGGAACCAGCGTGGGAAAAAGTGTATGGGCTGAAATTTCAGCTGATACAAAGAATCAGTGACTTAGGTAATGGTCGTACTCGGAAGGACCCTTGCTATTCCCTCACCAAAACGGAGTGTCTTTACATCGCCACGAAGTTCAACGATGAGGCTCGCGCGAGGCTGATTCTGCGGTGGGAAGAGCTGGAAAAGGAACTGCTCCGCGCCCCCAGGCCCGCAGAACCCTCGGAGAAAGACCGCGTTTTACCCCTCCCCATTTGCAAACCGCAGGCTATCAGCGACTTAACCGAAATCGTAGACGGCAGGGCGGTCACCACCTCCCGAAAGCTGGCAGCCGTGCTGGGACGTAAGCACCATTCCGTACTCAGGACAATCAACCAGAACCTCCACCGCCGCGAGTTCAAATACGGCCACTTCATCAGGCGCAAGTACACCAGCGGACGCTGCGGCCACGGTCCCGAGTACCTGATAACGCGCAAAGGGCTGTCGGCACTCGCGGAAGCCATGCGCGGAGGCGCGGCTGAGAAAATCGCCGAGGCCTACGCCGGGGCGTGGGGCAAGGCGGCACTCTCCGACCGCGCCATCCCCTCCCCCGCGCCTGAGCAGCTGCGCCTACCGCTTGGAGCCGAAAGCGTCCAGCCCGAAAGCAACGTGACCACCGAGGGCAATGCCGGCGACAGCGAGTATGACGAGCTGGTCAACCTCCTCGCCCACCGCCTCGGCGCGCTCGCCAAGGAGCTGGCGGCATCCCGTGCCACTCAGCGCACGTACTCCGAACTCTACGAACGTGAGAAGCGCATGCGCCAGGAAGCCGCAGCCGACAAAGGCATGTGGGCGGACCTCTACACCGACCTGCTGTATAACGTGGCCGAATCGGACAGGGGGAGCCTTGACGAGCGGCTTGAAGCTCACAAGAATTTCCGTAATAAGATGCTTCGCAAAGTTAAACTTAGTTAAACTTTAACGTTGAAAGCAAGCAAAGGAAAACAAAAGAAAACAAAGGAAACAAAAGCAAAAATACACTGATTAACAGGCTTTTGTAATCGCCGAAATCATGCTATCTTAGCGTAATGGCAAAGGATTAGTATGGGTTTTTGGCAACAGTTATTAGGCTTTTTCAGGCGCGAAACGACAAACGGCGTGACTCCGGGTGCTTACCGCACCGGGGCTACGCCGCTGTTGGTATACGGCGAACAGACAGCCCTGGGCATCGCCACCGTCTACCGCTGCGTCAAATTGCTAAGCGAGAGCGTGGCCAACCTGCCGATGCAGTATCTGAAGCTCAAAGACGGCATTTATGTGGGTGACGGACGCAGCAGGTTGAACTACCTGCTTAACGTGCAGCCCGACGTGGCGTTGAACGCCTTTGACTTCTGGCGCAACGTGGTGCAAAACATCCTCATGGAGGGCAACGCCTACATCGTACCTGTCTATAATACCGCCACCATGGAGCTGGACCGGTTGGTACTCTGCGAGCGCGGCACCGTCAACCACGATACCATTAACGACACATACGACATCCACGACCTCAACAACGGCATATCCCGGCGTTACCGCGAGGATGAGATAGTCCACATCAAAGGGCTGACCGTCGGCAACAGCAAGCGTGGCGTAAGCGTACTGACATACGCCCGGCTGACGATGTCCATAGCCGCCACAGGCGACAGGGAGACGCAGGACAGGTTTGCCAACGGTGGCAACGTGCGCGGCATTGTCAGCAACGACACCAGCATACGCGGCTTCGGTGAATACCAGGACAAGGAGTTATCCAAGACCGCCAAGAGCGTAGATGAGCGTTTCCGTTCGGGCGAAAGGATTGTCAGCATACCCGGACAGCTGCGTTTTGACCAGCTCTCAATGAGTTCAACGGACATGCAGTTTTTGGAGAGCCGCAAATTCACAGTACGCGAAATCTGCCGCTTTTTCGGTGTGCATCCGTCCTTTGTGTTTGACGATACCAGCAACAACTACAAGAGTGCCGAACAAGCCAACGTGGCTTTCCTGAGCCACACGCTAAACCCCTTGCTCCGCAGCATAGAAGTTGAATTGCTCTGCAAATTAGTCCCCCCTACACTCGCTTACAAATACAAATTCCAGTTTGACAGGCGCGGTCTGTACGCCTGTGATTTGGACAGCAAAGCCAAGAACCAGACGGCGCGGCTCGCCAACGGCACAGCGTCCGTCAACGAACTGCGCCGAGAGGAAAACCTGCCACCAGTGGAGGGCGGCGACAGGATATTGGTATCCGCCAACCTCAGAGGCATAGACGAGACGACCGCCCAGCCGCTGCTTGAAGCCCCGAAAGGAAAAGATGACGATAACAAAGACGATGATAAAGACGATGACAGCAAGGAATAAAGAAACCGAAGCAAAACGCATACTGCGCACCGAGTGCGCGGAGTTGCAGGTGCGCGAAGCGTCCGAGGGCGAAGCCCCCAGCCGCACCATCACCGGCTACGCAATCCTTTTCGGTGTGCCGTCCGCGCCCCTGTGGAGCGATGAGGACAGCGAGGCTCGCGAGGTCATAGCCGCCGAAGCTGTCACCAAGGAGCTGTTAGACGGCTGCGACATCAAGTTTACAATGTTTCACGACCGCCAGCTGATATTGGCGCGCAGCAAGTCCGGCAGCGGTACGTTGTCATACACTGTGGACGAAAAGGGCGTGAAATTTGAGTTTGACGCGCCCAATACCGCCGACGGCGACAAGGCTTTGGAACTGGTGCGCCGTGGCGACATATCCGGGTGCAGCTTCGCCTTCACCACACGGTACTGGGACAACGATTTTGTAGAACGCTCCACAAAGGTAGTCAACGGAGCTACGCTCATCACCTACACCGTCAAGGCGGTAACAGGTGTGTACGATTTCACCCTTGCAGCTGATCCGGCTTATCCCGACACGTCCGTAGAAGCCCGTGAGTTTATCGCCGGACTCCGTGCTGACGGCGACACGGAGGGGTTTGCGCAATCCGACGGCAATACCGAGAATGAAAATGTGCAAAAGCAGTTGCGCGAAATGCGCCGCGCTGCCGCACAGAGTTTAATATAATTTTAATCCCTACAGTTTCAGTAATGGAAAAGAAGAAAAACGAAAAACTGAACGTGCGCGAGTTGGTCAACAAGTATCAGGCCAACTGCGACCGCATCGGCGAAATAGCCGATGTCTGTGAACGAGAGCAGCGCGAGCGTACAGAGGCCGAGAACACCGAGTTTGCGGCACTCACACGCGAAAACCAGCTGCTGCAGATGAAAATGCAGGTGGCCGCTGCCGAGCATCTGCGCGAGAACCCCAATGCCGCCGCCGACGCATCGCGCATCATCCGCGAAAATATGCAAGCCGGGCGACAGACACAGATTCTCCTCGTGCGCGACCTCGTGATGGTAGCCGACACCGCCGACAGTGCCGTAGTGCCTCTGAAAGTACAGGACATCCTGGCACCGCTGACCGAGGGGCTGATACTCGACAAGGTAGGCTTGCCGATGCCTACGGGCCTGGCAGGTGACTACGTATGGCCTACCTATGAGGCGGTAGAGGCTACCATCGCCGGAGAGGGTGTGGCACTGACCGACACGAATATCAATCTGGGCAAGCTGACAGCATCGCCCCAGCGTATCGGCATCGCCATTCCTGTCACCCGGCAGACCATCATTCAGACCGAGGGCCTTATAGAGACCATCGCGAAGAATCTCATGCCTTTAGCGGTGTCGATGCTCATCAACAAGATACTCTTCAGCACCTCAAAGGTTACAGGAGCTACTACATTGGTAGGCCCATTCGTCGGCATCGCATCCAAGGACGTTTTCTCGTTCAGCGCAGAGCCGACGTTCAAGGAGTTCAACACCCTCAAGTCCAAAGTCCTTGCCACAGGCGTAGACGGCGAGCATCTTTGCTGGATTATGACAAAGGCACAGAAAGCTATCGCCGAGGCGACCCCGAAAGATGCCGGTAGCGGCATCATGGTATGCGAAAACGACCGTATCGCCGGGCTGCCCGTGTTTACCACCCACTATATCGGGGAGGGCAACATAGGCCTGGGCGATTGGCGTTACCAGCCTATGGGGCTTTTCGGCGACATTTCGTTTATCATAGACCCCTACAGCCAGGCACGCAAGGATGCCGTGGATTTCGTGCTTAACGTGAACTATGGCACCGCCACGCTGCGCAAAGAGGCTTTTGCGCTGGGTAAGGTGGCCGCTGCTACGACATCGACAACGCCAGCAGGCTCATAATCGTAAACCGTCATGGCTGTAGTGAGTTTGGCATTGTTCAAAAAGCACGTCCGCGCCGACGATTTCGCCGACGATGACGAGTATATGCAGCATCTGATCGACGCTGCGGAGGTGGCGGTGATTGCTGCCACCAACCGCACCGCCGAGGAGCTTGCCGGCGATAATGGCGGGTTTCCGAAGCCGCTGCAACACGCCGCCATGATGCTGGCGGCACACTGGTACAACCAGCGCGAGAGCGTCAGCACGGCTCAGATGCACGAAGTGCCGGACGCGCTACAGGCATTGATTAAACCATATCGTAAATTGGCAGACGATGCAAGCCGGACGGATGAAATACAGGCTTAAGATATACGAGCCTGTGAGCGGTGCCGACAAGTGGGGCGAAGAAACCCCGGAGTACCGGGAGCTGCGCACCATCCATGCCGAGCGTGTCAAGGTCAGCGGCAACCGCAGCGAGGAGGTAGGGGAGCATTTCCCCGACTACCGCGTGGAGTTCAACGTCCGCGACGCGCACCCGGTCCGGGAACTGTGGCGCGTGGAGCAGTTGGGCGGCTATCTCTACACGGTGACCAACGTAATCCCCAACGTCGACAGAGGCATGAAAACCTTAGTTTGTGAGCGTGTAAATCCTTGATGACATGATACAGTACGACGACTCCAATCTGCGCAAGCTTTTCGCCCAGATGGAACCCTCGCAGAGGAAGAAAGCCCTCAAAGGGGCTTTCAGGCGCGAGGGCAACAGGATACGCAAGGCGGCTGTGAACAATCTAAGGTCCACAGGCATCAACCACGCACAGGAGCTGAGCAGGGGCATACGTGTAGTGGTGTTCAAGCGCGATGCAGGTTTCAGGGTCACCGCCGCCTCCCGCAAATCCAACAAGCAAGGCAAAGGCGAGCGCGGCATGCACAAGAACCGTTACGGACTCAAGAAGCCCGTACTTGCGTGGGCCGAGACCGGCACACGGTGGCGCATGGTCAAAAGCACACGCGCCCATAAGGTCAAAATCAAAGGCCGCTGGGTGACCGTAGGCAAGCACCGCGGATTCATGAAACGGTACGGATTCATCAAGCAGACCAGAGCGCAGGTTGAGGGTACCGTCACCGAGAGTCTGCGCAAAGAGATAGTAGACAGTGTAATCAAAACCGCAAAGAAATATGGCTGTACCTAAATCGTCCCTGAGCGCGGGCGAGATAATCCGCGCCGTGCTTCTGGAAAATGCCGAAGTGGCTGCACGGACCAGCAAGATTTTCCCCGTAGTCACCGACAGCGCGGAGCTGCCATACATCCTATACCGACGCGCCGCCCTTGTGGCAAATCCGCAGAAACAGGGGCAACCCGGAGCGGACGAGATAGAGATGGAAGTGCTGTGCTATTCGGCACGGTACGGCGAGAGCGTGGAGATGGCGGAAGCCGTACGCGCCGCGCTTGACTTCTCCACCGCCGAGCATGAGGGGCAACGCATGCGCTCGTGCTATCTGGCCGACAGCGAGGAGGCTTATCAAGATGATGCTTTCGTGCAGATGCTGTCATTCAAAGTAAAAATCTAAACAGAACCATCAACCATTAAAAATCAATCAGACAACATGGCGACAACAACTAAAACAGGTTATTGTAACGGCAGCGACTTGCTGCTTTACGTGGGAGGCAAGGCGGTAGGCCATTGCTCCACCCACACAACCACTATGAACAGCGAGACCAAGGACCGAGCCGTAAAACCAGCCGCCTCGCAGAGCATATCCGCCGGGCTGTGGAAAGGCAAAGGCGTGGTCGGCTTGAGCATTTCCATCTCAGCCGAGGGTCTGCGCTTCTACGACGAATCCGAGACCGGCTACAAGGCTCTGTTTGCGGCGTGGAAAGCCGGCAAGAGCGTGGAGGTCAAGTGCATGGAACGCGAAAACTCCGACGAGCCCTATCTCAAGGGGATGTTTGTCATCGCCTCGCTTGAGGAGACCGCCCCTGCGCAGGACGATGCCACCTACAGCATATCGCTTGAGAACGACGGCGAACCCGACACCCTCGATGAAACTGCCATAACCGAAAACGATACAACCCTTGGCTCATGAAGCGCATAGAAATCACCGTCAACGGCAAAGCATACCCCTGTAGTCCCACTATGGGGGCTATGCTCCGTTTCAAGCAGGAAACGGGCAGAGAAATCACCGAGATTGACCCCCAGAGCTTCAGCGACCTTTGCACCTACCTGTGGTGCTGCGTGGTGTCCGCGTCCAAGCGTGACGGCATGGAGTTCGGCATGTCGCTCATGGACTTCGCCGACAGCATCTCCCCCGACGACATGGGCGAGTGGAGCGCGGCGATAACATCCGCTTCGGGCGATGGCGGCGACACCTCAGAGGGCGAAAAAAAAAGCCCTCGGGCATCTACGAGCTGATGGGCTTGGCGGTGGGCTGCATAGGCATGTCGCGTGACGACTTCTGCGCATGTGACTTCGACGAGTTCGCCGCCATATGCCACGCGTGGCACGAGAGGGGCGATGCCCTCAGCCGCGACTCGTGGGAACGCACCCGCACCTTGGCGGCTATCACCATCCAGCCCCATGTCCGCAAGAAGCTTACTCCGCGCCAGCTGCTGCCGCTCCCTTGGGACTGTAAAAAACAAATCCGCAGCGACGCGCCTGTGCGTACTGCGGAGGAGGAGCGGAAACGTTTCGAGGAAGTCGTCCGCCGCTTAGGCGATGAGATTGCGCTATGAAAAGGTAGACACGGCATGGGCTATAGCCATGACGAGTATGCCGATTGAGCCAAGAACCAGTATTGCAGTCAGAACCCATACTAACGGTTGAGGCAAATGCGATACGACAAATTCAGCAGTCCAGTCAATGCCTCTATCAATCAGGTTCGGTTTGCGATGTCTACGTCGACGAGCAGCGGCTATACGTTTAAGCCGTCTGGCTTTTTCTTTGGTGGCGGATTTAGAGTCAGCAGTAACCGGTAACGCAGGAATAGCCAAAAACATCCCTGCAAAATACACGATATAGACATTATCTGAATCGTCATCTTTGCAGAATATCATGCGCACAAAGGCATATAGACATACGAGCATTAGTAAGAAAAAGCCGCCGTAAAGAACTATCGTAACTATGTATGCCAAAATCTCTAACATAGTGTATCTCTTTTAGTTTTTTCAAATATAAGAAAACAAAAGAAAATAAACAAATAAAATGGCAGGAAAAAGCACTGTTTCCATAAGCGTTGTCATCAAAGAGGGCAAAGACGGTCTAAAGCAGCTTACTTTGGACGCTGACGGTCTGCGCAAAGCGATGTCAGAAACAGTTAAGGTCGCGCAGGAATTTCAAAACAAGTGGATTAATGTAGCGGCAATAGGTACAGGCATAAGAAGCTTATCTGAATCGCTTTCTCAACTGACAGGCGTACTATCCTCAGTGACTGCCGAGAGCCTTGATTTCAGCAAAGCCATGAAAGCGGCTAACACCATGGCTGGAAAGGACAGCGAGGGATTTGAAAAGCTCAAAGACGAAGTTGCCGAGCTGTCCAAAGAGATACCTATCGCCCGTGACCAGCTTGCCAACGGACTCTATCAGGTTATATCTAACGGTGTGCCGGAGGACAACTGGATAGAGTACCTGAAAACATCGGCTCGTTCGGCTGTCGGTGGGCTGGCCGACATTAACCGGGTTGTGGGTGTTACGGCAACCGTAATTAAGAACTACGGCTTGGAGTGGAATGCAGCCGCTGACATTCAAGACAAGATACAGCTCACGGCAAAGAACGGTGTTACATCCTTTGAGCAATTAGCACAGGCATTGCCGAGGGTCACAGGCAACGCCGCCACGCTGGGGGTGACGGTTGACGAACTGATGGGTACGTTTGCCACGCTTACAGGTGTCAGCGGCAATACCGCCGAGGTCTCGACACAGTTGGCAGCAATATTCACCGCTCTGGTCAAGCCCAGCAGCGAAGCCGCAGAAATGGCGGCAAAGATGGGCATACAGTTTGATGCCGCTGCAATCAAAGCCGCTGGAGGATTCCAAAATTTTCTGCAACAGTTAGATAGCAGTATCAAAGCATACGCCGCCGCTAACGGTGTGCTGGAACAGGAGGTGTACGGCAGGCTTTTCGGCAGTGCCGAGGCTCTGCGTGCGCTCATACCTTTGCAGGGAGAGTTAGCCGACAAATTCGCCTCTAACATTGCGGACATGGTCAACAGTGCCGGTACGATGGATGCCGCTTATAACGACATGGCAAGTACAGGCGAAGCGGCGGCTCAGAGGTTGCAAAACAAGTTCGGCGCGATTACCGATTTCATTGCTGGACTGACGGAAGGGATTCAGCCGATGCTCGCATTTGCTTCTGGGTTGCTGTCTACTGCCGCTAACGTGGCTATTCTGGCCAAATCGCTCAATACCCTCAACATAACACAAATGCTTGTGGCGACACGTGCCAAACTGGTCAGCTCAATGATTAGTCTTGTCGGTCTGACGAGTAAAAAGACACGCCTCGGTTTGGAGATGCTGGCAATATCAGCCGGCAAAGGTGCCGCAGCATTAGCAGCGTTTAAAATAGCACTTAGGGGTATACTGCTCACCACAGGCGTAGGGGTTGCCATATGGGCCGTTACTGAGGCGGTAAGCTATTTATGCGACAGTGCGGACAAAGCCGCCGATGAGACGAAGAAGCTCGACGACTGTACAGACACATACGTACAGTCTGCCGCCTCTGCCCAGGTGCAGATTGATAAAGATGTGAAAGCACTCGGCGAACTCATCAAGTCGAATGAATCCACAAAAGAAGCCGTGCAGGAACTAAACCGCACTTACGGCGATATTTTCGGCACATATAAGACCGCTGCTGAATGGTATAAGGTTTTGACCGAAAAAAGCGGTCTTTACGTTAAGCAGGTAGGTTATGAGGCTCAGGCTCGGGCTTTAGCAGCAAAAAAGGCAGAAGCCGCAATAAACCTTGAATTGGCGACAGAACGCAGGGCGCAGTGGGAAAAAGCGCACCCGAAAAAATTAATTATGTTGCCCGACCCCGTAACGAAAAAGCTTAGACCTGTTTCTTATGATGAAGAATGGTTAGCTCTCAGCAGGGCGGTTAATGAAGCCAGCTCAGAAGTAGACGGCTACCAACACCGATTGGATATTGTGGCCGCAACAGTAGAAAAAATTGCTGCTGATATGGCGCAAGGAATGAGACAAGCCACTAAGGAAGTCGATATTAATAAGATGACATGGCAACAGGTGACGGATGCAATCAGCAAGACCGAAACAAGTCTACAAAATACTATCGATCCAACCGAAATAAAAAACCTACGTAAATATAATGACCAGTTAAAGGCTCGTAAAAATATATTGGACGAACAGACTGGGCTAAGCAGTCATAACAATTCGGGGCAGTCAAATGGTGCAAATAAAAAGGGTTTAATTGCTAATCCTATGACCGAGGATGAATTGAACGCAAACATCAGGCTGTCCGAAGATAGACTGACAGGAGAGGATACAGAGGAACAACGAAAACTCATAAAAGACATATCCCTGTGGAAAGAAAAAGTTAAATGGATTGAACTCGCCAAGAAAGAGTCCGAGCGTCCTACTGAGTTCGATAGCATAGATGATTATGATAGGGAAATAGAATATCAGCGAGCGTTGAAAAATGTGTCGCCATCTGATGAACTCCCGAAAATAGAAGCTGAGTTAGAACGCCTTACCAAAGCGCGAGAGAATCTTGACCGTCTCGGTAAGGTACCCCCTCCAGTAGAAGAAATCACCACCTACGAGCAGCTTAACTCTGCTCTGGCATACTACACAGCCATGCAACAGACTGCGTCTGCCACAGGGCGAGAGGAGACCCAGAAGCACATAAACGAATTAAATACCCTTAAGAATACATGGGACGATGCGTTAGAAAGTCTTGAAAAGCCTGGCGATATAGCAACCCTTGATACAGTCGAAAAGTTAGAGGAGGCCATCCGCTATTATCAAGTTCAGCAAAACAAGGCCACGGCTGATGAGGTTTCCAACATCCAAAAGACTATCGATGCGCACGAGCGGAAGCTGGAGGCGATGAAGCGCGGCATCAGCTTGCAATCCATGCAGCGCGAGGTGGATGACATCAACGAACTGTCAGGACGCGAATACAAGATTAAAATCAGCGGCATCGGTTTTGACGGTCTTACCGAAAAAATCCGCGAATTGCAGAAAATGCTTGATGATGTTGAGAACCCACCCACGGATAAGCAGCGCGAGGAGATTGAAAAGCTCAAAGGCACATACGAGCAGTGGCGCAAGGAGTGTGCCTACTCATTTGAAACGTTCCGCAGCGGCTGGGACGGCATCAAGGGCATCGGCGGAGGCATAGAGAGCCTTACAAGCGCACTGGAGGGCAACGGCAACGCGTGGCAGAAAATCACCGGCATTGTCGACGGCTTCCTGCAAATATACGACGGCATAGCCGCCATCGTCTCAATCATAAACATGCTGACGCAGGCATCCCAATTCTTTACGGTAGCCAAAACCGAGGAGGCGGGAGCCGTAGTCGCATCCGCAGCGGCGCAGACAGCAGAGGCGGCAGTTGCCGAAGGTGCTGTTGCAGCGCAAGCCCCGGTTGTTGCAGCCAACAAGGCCGCATCCGCAAGTTTTATGGAGCTGGCAGCCGCATCATATTTTGCCGCACACGCCTACATACCATTTGCTGGTTTCGGTATCGCATCAGGGTTCGTGGCAGCCGCCACCACCATAGTAAAGAGTGTAGGCAAGGTAACTGCGACTCCGTTTGCTAACGGCGGTATCGTAAGCGGCCCGACCATCGGGCTTATCGGCGAGTATGCCGGAGCATCAAACAACCCTGAAGTGGTTGCGCCACTTGACAAACTGCGCAGCATGATGCAACCTGTCGGCGAGCCTGTAATAGTTGGCGGCACACTCCGTGCATCTGGGCGTGAATTAGTGTGCGTACTTGCCAACGAAACACGGATAGCAAGCAAATCGGGCAAACGTACCAACATTAAAATTTAAAAGCGATGTATTATTACGGCAGTTTTTTGACGCATCAGGGCGACACGGTGACGGTGCATATAGTCACCCACGGCGACCGCTCCACCACCATGGAGATAGGACGAGAGGGAGGCAATGTGTTTTTCACCACTGACCCTGTAGAGATTACCAGCAGCGTTAACGATACGTTTGACCATCTGTTGTGTTCGCAAGCGTCCATACGCCTGTTGACACGCGATTTCATAAGCGACTTTTTCTGCGCTTCGTGCATGGACGCAGTCGTTAACATCTACCGGGGAGGAGAGTGCGTGTTTGCCGGATTCATCGAGCCGCAGGCCTACTCGCAGCCTTACAACGAAGTCTATGACGAGCTGGAGCTGAACTGCATCGATGTCCTGTCGGCGTTGCAGTATTCCAAGTACCGCGGGGTTGGCTCTATAGGCGTGGTGTACGATGTGGCGAAAGCCGATGCCGGACAACGGACGTTTGCCGACATAATCGGCGGCATGCTCGACACCTTATGCAGCGGCATAGACATATTGGGAAGCCGTGGCATCAAGACCCTGTACGACCGCAGCAAAGCCCTCAGCAGCGACCATACGCCAGAGGACATTTTCGGCCAGCTGTCGGTGTCGGAGCTGCTGTTTCTCGGCGACAGCGAGGACGACGTATGGAACTATGACAAGGTGCTTGAAGAAATCATGCGGTATCTCAACCTGCACATCGTGCAACAAGGCATGGATTTCTACATCTTTTCATGGGAGAGCGTCAAGGACGCTACGCTCAAGCCCATCACGTGGGCTATGTCGGAGGGCGGACGCAAGACCGTGACACGGCAGATGGTCCCCATCTCCCTCGCAAACGCAGCATCGGACGACACCACGATAAGCATCGGGGAGGTTTTCAACCAGATAAGTCTTACGTGCAATGTTGACAGCGTGGACAATGTGATAGAGAGTCCGCTTGACAAGAACGCCCTGACATCCCCGTTTGACAACTGCCAGTTGTACCTGCGCGAATATTCGGCGGTCATCAAAGAGGACGAAGGAAAAGACCAAGGCAAAGCTTTCAAGGCGTTTTACGCCATGACCCATGACCAAGACCCGCCCAAGCATTGCCCCACGAATTATACCATAGACGGCAAAGACTACCCGGCGGCTGAATACGAGGGCGGTACGGTGACCGATTGGAAAATCCAGATAAGGACGCACCCCTCATGGATATTTCCCGACTATCCGCACGGTGATTTGATGCGGCAGTTTTGCCGTGACAACGCCCATCAGGAGGCATTACTTAACTATATAGGCGGAGAAGCCGGTAGCACTGGCCGCGCAGCCATAATCGAAGTTGGCAAGATTGAGCGCAAGTACATCCCTGTAATAGACAATTCTCCCGACGCAGCCCCGTCCATGACCCCCTGCCTGTTTGTCACCGTAAACGGCAACAACATAGGAAAAGAAGCGGAGGGTGCGTGGCCTAACGAACAGAGCATAAAGGACGGTATACCTTTGGCTGTGTATGAGGGACCTACTTCGGGCGCGGTCTATTCACCTGCCGATGACAAGACCACTAATTATATAGTGATTTCGGGGTCAATAGCCCTCAATCCGCTGTACCCGATGAGCGGACTGTACCGCGACCTGCACAACACCACAGGCTGGAATTATATAGATAAAGGCGCATACATTGACAACGGGGTGTTTAACGCCGTCGTACCCTGTAAGGAAAGCGAGGAATACGGACGATACTATACGCAACAATATTTCAGTGCCGACACGCCCGGACCTGTAAAATGGGACGAGGGCATAAATCGCGGGCTTACGCCTTTTACCGACAAAGGCCTACGTTTCTACCAGTATACAAACCTGAGAGGCGACCGGCTTTCAAAAGTGCCTGTACTCGCTTGTATGCTTATAGTAGGTGATAAATGCCTTGTGGAAACGGGGGCAGGCGGAGCCGTGAGCGATTTCGAGTGGCATGCATACAAGGCTAAAGAGCAGTGCGTTTCCCTTGATGAATACTATTCGCAATGTTTTACCATCGGGTTTAATCCTAAAATAGACGATTACATTGTAGGTACTGAGTACGACATACAGAATAACATCAGCCATGAGATGGGAATCGATGCTCAGGGCATCGCCATACCTATACGGAAATCCGACCAGTTGAGCGGCAAGGTGCAATTCAGCATTTTGGGACCTGTCAATCTGCTATGGATTGACGATAGGAATTTCCATAATGTCATTAGCCCGTCACCAGCATATCCGTTTTACAAAAACATGGCATGGTCTGAATCCGTGTCAGTTGTAAGCCACATACTGCCCCATCTTAGCAGCATCGTCGTAAAGGGCTTTGAAATGAAAGTCTACAGCGACAACGGATTGATAAACAACGTTGACGACAACAGCGACCTTGTGTATATGAGCGATACCAAGGAAACGTTTGTAAACCGCAAGGACGACATCACATTTGAGATATGCAGCGCGTTGACCTCTGAGGAGCGGCAGGATTTGGGCGTAAGGGAGTCCGTCAATCTCAACACGCCGCTTGACACCGTTTCCAACACCCCTTTGCTGTCCATTTACGACTGCAACAAGCAGGTACAGGCGAAAGCCGAGCAATTATATGTAGACAGCTATTATACAGAGTACCACAAGCCGCGTATAGTGATGGTGCAGAAGATTAACGACCGTTCCGATGTCTCATTATTCAACCATTACAGACATCCGGCAATGCCCGACAAAAGTTTTTATGTGTACGGCATCGGCTATAACCTCATGGAGGGATACGTTGAACTGAATCTAAAAGAAGCCTGGTAACATGATTGACGTAAAGATAATAAAGAAACCCAAAAGCAGCACATATACAGTCTCGGCTGGCAGGGGCATCGCGACCAACGGCAACAACTATGCAAACGGAGATGTAGCCAAGGAGGCAGCGCATGCTGCCAAAGCCGACATAGCCCTCAAGGCAGAGTATGCAGAGACTGCCAACCTTGCGTCCAAAGCGGCGGTAGCAGATGAAGCAATGCATGCGGCATCTGCACAGGTGCTTGACGCTGACAGCCCCACGAGAGAGGATTTCCTGAGTGCGACCGCCGACGATACCGCCTACGGACACATCACGTTCGAGGGCAACGTGTCGGTCAACGGCTATACGGATGTGGGCGACCTGACAGCCAGCTACATGGAGACCGACAACCTTGTGGTGTACAGCTACGCGGAGGTTGCAGACCTGACCGCCACCGGGGAGATAATTGCTGAGGAGGTGCAGTTCAACTCGGAGCTGCGTGGCGACGGCTTCAGCGTGGATGCTTCTGGCAACGTGTCGGTGTCGGGGACTCTGACGGTGCAGGGACACACCAACCTCAAGGACACATCGGTATTCGGCAACGAGTACGTACAGGGCAACCTCAATGTCGGCAAGTCCATATCCAACGGAAATTTCAGCGTCACTCCCTACGGCACCGTCACCGCAGCCCTCGATATCATATCCCTCAAAGGCAGAATGACCGCAGCCGAGGGCTTCCGCTCGGCGGACTTCTCGCCCGGGCTGGACGGCACGGGGGCGGCGATGTACAAGGACGGAGACAGCTGGGTGGTGTGCGCCGACATGGTGGACGTGCGCAAGAAGATACGCGCCCGCGAAGCGGAGATACAGAAAGAGACCCACGTGGGCGGCTGCATCGTGGTGTCCCCGGCGGCGTGCCGTGTGGCACATGCGGAGTTCGGCTACTATGTGTCCGGCACAGGCAAGCAGCAGGGCTGCTACGACATATATTTCTACGCCGAGGACTCCGACGGAAACCGCGTGACGAACGATTTCCGCACCGGCGACCTCGTGCGGTGCCGCACGTTCAACCTCGCCCCGACCGCCGACGGCACGGTGCAGAACCGCTACTGGTGGCGCAAGGCCCTGTACGTATCGGAATCCCCCGTGTCGGTGGATATAGACGGACAGACAGCGACATGCCACCGCGTCGCCCTCTCGCTCGACCCCGACTGCGACGCATACTCAGACGCGCCAATGGCCGGCGACGTGTGTTTCACGGTTGGCAACTCCACCGACACCGGCCGCCAGAACGTCATAATGATAGCGGCCTACGGCGGCGGAAGCCCCTACATCTACCAGTACAGCGGCATAGACTCCTACTCACTCCCCGACAGCAAGTTAGTCACGCGCATAAGCCCGCAGGGCAACCGCTTCACCGGGGAGTTCCGCATCGTCAACTCCGACGGCACCGTGCAGGGGGCGACCGACTGGGTCATGCAGCAGCTCGATGCCGCAGTTGCTGCGGAGAGCGAATCGCTCCGGGCTGAGTTCGCCGCCGGGCTGGAGGGGCTTTCGTCGACGGTGGAGATGGTGTCGGAGCGCAATGTGGCGCACAACCTGATGTGGCCCGCGCTGGAGTCCGTCAAGAGCTGGAGCAATGACGGCACATGCACCCTCGAAGCCCTCGACGGATGGTTCGTCCGGCTGACCCCGGTGCAGGGACTCGTCGGGGATGTACTGATGGAATCCCGCGACAGCTCCGGGGGGCGGTTCATCCCCCTTAAAAAGGGCGACAGGGTGACGGTCAGCCTCACGGTGCGCCGTCCCCAGTGGCTTCCGCACCACACCGTAACCGTCCCCATGACCCTGTTCGTCATAACCTCGCCCACGGTGTGCGGCAACGACCCCCACCGCCTGACCCTGAGCTTCGCCGACGGCAACGGCGGCATGGCCGACAGCGTCCGCGTGTATTTCGAGACCGAAGCCCTCGGCACGGCCGACCATAGCTTCCGCATCCACTACCATGTGCAGGAGGTGGTCGTCGACACGTCATACACCCCCATAGAGGAGCGTTACATAGAGTTCGGCGAGATATGCGTCACACGCGGTTGGGGCTACGGCCCGCTGCCGTGGGACTCTGCCACTGCGCAGCTCCATACCGCCACAGCCCTCAACACGCGGAACTACTCGGAACTCAAACAGACGGTCGACGGCATATCCACGCGTGTGGAACAACAGCGCACGGCAATCGGAGACCTTGACGAGGCGGTGGGCGACCTCGGCTCGGACATAGACGCTCTGGGCGGACGTGTGGCCGTCAACGAGACCAGCATATCGGAACTGGAGCAGACCGCCCGGGGAATCAGCTCTACCGTGAAGCAGCACACCGAGGCCATCGGGCTGCTGAACAGCGACATGGACGGACTCTGCGACGACATCATCGGACTTGACGGACAAGTGGCCACGGTCAAGACGGCCATGTCGCAGATACGGCAGACTGCCGACGAGATACGCCTGTCGGTCAGCCGTACCGACGGTGCGGACAACCTCGCCGCAGAGCCGCTGCTGAAGACGTTCCCGGATGGCTGGTACAAGTCGCCGGGGATGCTGCTAAAGGAAGCCCCGTGGGACAATTTCTTCCAGATGCTACAGGAGAGCGGCAGCGACGGCAAAGCCGGCCACACGTTCACGTGGAACCACCCCACAGGCGAATACTTCCTGCGCATCAACTTCTACGCCGCAGGCACGTGGTGGGTGTGCGACGTGCGCGTCACCGAGGAGGGCGCGTCCGACAACCTGCTGTCCAACTCGTCGGGGACGTACACGCGCACATACATCGCCCCGGGCGACCACTGCGAAAACCTCACAGACCGCACCATCAGCATGGTGCAGGGCGGGCGGTATACAATATACGCACAGACCAACTGCATTCCCACGAACAACCACAGCAACGACCGCACGAAGGGCTACGTGACCCTGTGGCTCTGCTCGGCGGCCTCAAGCCCGCAGGGTGCGGTCAACACCATCGTCTCAGGCACCGACATGTTCACCGGGCCGTGGAAAGGCTACACTGAACTCTGGGGAGTAGGCTCCACGCGCTGGGACAAGACGGCGCACATGACGCTCACCGCCGGCGACACGGTGACAGCGTCGTTCGTGGTCAGGAAGCCCTCGTGGTGGCAGCATGCCATGCAGTCCGCCCTCTACGGCGACGGACAGGCTGTGGACATCGACGTGATGCTCGCGTACTTCACATCGGAGGACGCTCCGTATGCCGGGCTGACATCCAAGCACATACTCTCGTTCGCCGACGGGGCGGAGGAGGAGCTGGTAGTGGCTACGTTCACCGTCGACGTGGACTGCCGGGCCTGTCTGCGCATCGACGGCGTAAAGCCCTGGGAGGGGCTGGAATCGTCGTTCGGCCTCTACATCGGCCGTGTGATGCTGACCAAGGGCGCGGGCTACGTGCCGTTCACGCTGACACCTGCAAAGACCAAGGCCGCCGGCATAGACATCGATGCAGGACGCATCGCCCTCCGTGCCGACAACGTCTGCTTCGAGGACTCGGACGGCAACGCGGTGGGCATGTTCACCTCCGACGGCAAGCTCTCCACGAGGTTCATCGATGCCGACGAGCTGGAAGTGACCAGAGTCGACGCACGTAACGACGACGGCGCGGGTGCGACGGTCAACGAGGACGGCTCGTCGGGCGAGTACCGCATCTACGGCGAACCTGTCCGCGAAGGGCTTACCTCCTACCACCATCCGCTCGTCATACTGGGGCTGGCGACGGTCAACGTCACCAAGACCGCCACGCTCAAATCCGCATCTTCCGCATCGGCGGACACCGCCACGGCATCGGACGCGACGGACGCTGACACCCCCTCGGCCCAGCTGGAAATAGAAGACCTCGGCGAGACCACGGAGACGGTGCAGGTGTTTGCCAGGGGCTTCGACGCAAAGGGCAACCTGCTGTGGTGGCAGAGGTGCGACGACGGCCAGCGCGAGACCAAATACGTCAGCTTCGAGTACCGCGACGCTTTCGAGATAGGGCTGTGCTCCACGCAGACATCCCTGCCCGACTCCAACGGCAACAGCCGCCCCGCCACCGCCACACCGCAGACATGCTACCGCCTCTATGTCGACGACACCACATCCGACCAGCAGGCCGCGCAGCTCTCAGGACTCTACTCCCATTCCAAGGCCGGACTCGGGGCGTTCGCCTCCGCGCTCCTCTCGGGGGTCTACTACGGCGCGGAGACCTACAAGTCATGGAAAAGCATCGACAACCAAGGCTACATGTGGCAGTACACAGGCTACACGTACACCGGCTATCTCTTCGCCAACGGACGGCTCTCCAGGCAGCGCGACTACACGCGCATCACCTCGTCCAAAAAAATCTCCGACATGCCGCTGACACCGGCGTTGACGGAGTGACACACCGCTTGATACATGTAACAACCTTTTAAAATCAATCATACATCAATCATGGAAGTTACAGATACCATAACCCTCATCGGAGCTATCGGCGGCATACAGGGCGTTATCGAGCTGATAAAGTGGTGGCGCGGCCGCAAGGTGCAGGACCGCCAGGATGTCGCCACCGTGATAGCTTCAGAAAACGAAAACGAGCGCAAGCAGGTCGACTGGTTAGAAAAGCGGCTGGCCGAACGAGATGGAAAGATAGACCACATCTATGCGGAACTACGCGCCGAGCAGACCGCCAGGCTTGAAGAAATCCACCTCAGACACGAGGCGGAACTGAAACTGGCCGAAGCCGAGGTAAAGAAATGCCACAAACACGGCTGCAAGGACAGGATTCCGCCCAGCGATTACTGACATGAAACTCCAGTATTAACCAATATTAACCAATAAAACAAAACACACAGATGAGAACGATAACCCACATCGTGCTGCACTGCTCCGCAGGGAGCCAGAGGCAGAAAGCCGCCGACATAGTGCGCTACCACAAGCAGACCCTCAAATGGAAAGCCCCCGGCTACCACTACATCGTCGAGGCCGACGGCACCGTCTACAACGTCCACCCCGAATCGCAGCCCTCCAACGGGGTCAAAGGGCATAACGCCACGACCATCCACGTGTGCTACGTCGGGGGCATAGACCCTCAAGGCAGAGGTACGGACAACCGCACCGCTGCACAGAAAGCTTCATTGGTCAAAGTGCTTAAGGAACTCCGCCGACGCTATCCCTCGGCTGTCATACTGGGACACCGCGACCTCGCTTCAAAGGATGCCAACGGCAACGGTGTCATAGACCCGTGGGAACGTGTCAAGGAGTGTCCCTGCTTCGACGCAATCCCCGAATACAAGGATATATAAACCGTATTATCATGTATAAAGACAGATTCGAGATAGAGAAAGAGCGGCAGTTGCAGAACCGCGTAATGGGCGGATGCGCTGTGGCGATAATCATGTTGTTGGTGCTTCTCATAGCATGCGCCGGGTGTTCATCACGCAAGGCGGTCACGGCTACGGAGATAGCTAACGATGTGTCGGTGGCTGATACCGCCGCCCTGACCATAGACGCAACGCTAAGCACAACGACAACCGTAGACACCACCAAGACCGTCGGAAAGCATGAGAGTACCGATGTGGTGGAATTTGTGGAAGGCGGCGGCAGAGTCAACATCGACAGTGCCGGCAACGTAACAATCGAAGGCGTAAAGATAATAAACAGCAACCGCAAAAGCCGCAACGAACAACGCAAGGGCATAACCCAAAGTAAGGACAGCACCGATACCCATGCCGAGCAGCTTAACGGAGTGCGCATCCGAGACAACTCGCAGATAAAGGCAAAGGAAACCTCTAAACAAGCGACGAAATGGTACGACACCCTGTTTGTCCGGTTAGGTCAAGGCGTATGTATCGCGTTGCTCATGTGGGTGCTTTTCCTATACCTCAAAAGGAAAAAATAGAACTGCCAGTAGAATGTGAGCCTAAGCGCGTCCGGCCGTGAGGCCAGGCGCGTTTTTCTTTGTTTTTCGAGAAAGTTGCTTACTGGTTGCTTATTGAAAAATAATAAACCCATAAAACTCAGTGAGTTAAAGGGGTTTGGTGGAGCCGCGAGTGGGACTCGAACCCACGACCTTTTCGTTACGAATGAAATGCTCTACCAACTGAGCTATTGCGGCTTGATGCGGTGTACTGTGGACACCGCTGTATGGTTGTGCTGGTGGTGTCTGTGAGGATTCCGATATGTGGTTGCGGTGTGCGGGCGGCCGGATGGCCGATGCACGGTGCAAAGTTA